ACGCTTCTTCAAGTCGGCGTAAGGCTTGAAGTTCTTGGGCTCCAGATAGGATTTGATCGACCAAGTTTTATATTGCTCGTAAATCTTCTCTAGCTCTTCATCGGGAGCCAATGGACCGGGAGGATCGAACGAAGAAGTATTGTAGCTCCGCTGCATCCGACCGTCCTTACGCTCCGAAATGATTTCGATGCGGAAGTTGGCACCATCCCAAAGATCGAACGGATTGATCTTCTTCTTCCCGGCAAACTTCGGGAACATGACGGCCTCGATCTTGTCCATCGCCCACTTGCCGAACTTGAACTTGACAACCCGACCGTTGTTCTCAGGATGCACACTATCTTCGATGACGTAGAAGTTAGCGACATAATGAATCTTGCGGGATTGGCGGGTAGCCTGCTGACGGTTAGGATGAGCCTTGGCCACCTTGTCGTCACTCGCGCCGGGAACCGAGTCCCAAAGCTTCTTATTGAATTCCATGACCGGATCGGCACCCTCGTCCAAAGTGAACAAGCAGTTTTCGATATACCACTTCGAAGTGGTCTTATCCTGAAACTCATGGCTCCACCAACGGGCGAAGTCTAGATCATCTGGACTGATACGGGGAAGGAAACGACCGACAGCAAACCCGTTGCCGTTCTTGTCTACGCTAGGATACCATTCATTGGGATCAGACTCGAATGTCTTCTTTTCCAGTTTGGTAACGTCTTCTTCTAGCTTCTTGAAACTCTCTTGACGATTTTTCTTTAGGTCTTTAAAACTCAACTTATTTTCTCCTGTGATGTTGTGATCTTTGTGATGATGTGATCAGGGATTATCCCTACTTCTATTTATCACATTTCTATCGAAAATACCAGCAAATTCTAAGCAAATCTGAAATTATTTTCGATAAACTTATATAGCCGATCTGGACAGTAATTAAATTCAATTGACATCATATAGGCCTCATAGACAAGCTTTTGGAGTCTTCTAAATTCTGGTTCATAATCCACCATTTCTGATTCGAGCCTTATCCCTCTATCGGCACATTCCTCTTCAAGGTCATCATCAGATAAATCTTCGAAGAAATCATATTTTCTATATTCTAGCTCATCGATAAGATCATCTAAATCATATTCTTTAAGAGGCCGATCACTCATTCGAAATCCTTTGGAAGCTTGGGAGTTTTCTTGATGAAGTTCATCTTCTCGGCCACGATGAAGAGCCTGCTCTTGAACTCGGGGTCTTTTTTGAGAATGGGAACTATCGTGTCTAATTCAATACCATCTTTCTCACAGATTGTCAAGATTGAATCTATGAAGTCGATGTTTTTTTCACAAAGGGCCTCCACCTTGGCGCGGAAGGCCTCGATATCAAATTCGAACTTGTTCAAAACAATTCTTTCATGTTGGCGGCATATTCTCGGGCGAGAGTCAGCGCATCTTCATAGGAGTAAGTTGTAATTTGCTCTTCGTCGGTCAGGCGAGGAACGTAATCCCCACCGGCATGATCAATATCCTCCACGTAATATTTGACGCTCTTGGCGACGTTATAATCATTAGTATACGGATATTTACCGAACATACTGACTTCTAAACCGACGATAATCTTCTGCCTGACGACAGGTTCATAATAAATCTGTTCCGATACCCACTCCACGTCACCAATTCTCTGTTTAATTTGCTTAGTTCTTCTATAGGAACGGGCCACATAGAAGACATGTCCTATGGCATATTTTGTTCTGATTTCCATGTAAATTTCCTTCAAAATTGGCACCCTCGGCTGGATTCGAACCAGCGTTTGCAACTCCACTACAGATAACGGCTTAGAAGACCGAACTGGTTACGAGGGTATTAAATATTTATTCGCGTGTAAACTCCTTGAAGTCGGCCTTCTTATTAAACTCTTCAAGGAGAATATTTTCTACCTCTGCGAGTTGTAAAAGAGGGCTGGTGGCCTTAACCTCATGAAATTTACAGTCATATTCAACGAGAAGGTCTCGCCAGAATTTCATATCCGTCTCACGCTTATCACCGCCATAACGGAGTTGATCCGGCTCGAAAGGTATACTATCATTCATCAGAAAATAAATGTCAGATTTAGAAACTTTAAATAGGGTTTCACAAATCTTAGGCCATGAACCTTTCCACAGTTTATAGTATCCAATCGTGGAAAGCAAGTCCGTATCTTGAAGAATGAATGGAGTTAATTTCTCTCGCGCCACCGTCTGAGAAGCAAATTGTCCATAGACAATGTTTAACATCTTCTCATCAGTAATTTCAGGACCGACAGCCTCAAGATAACCACGAGCCCATTCTGGAACTCTTGTACTATCGAAAGACCCCCAATTAAATACGGCCCTAGTCATGGTGGATTTGCCCACAGACTCTTGTCCAAAAAATGTGGCCACGACACCATACTTCCGTCGAAGAGAAGGAACTAAATCATCAAAATTAGACAACGGATTGTCTCTGAGATGCGTCGCCTTTGACGCATTGATGACTCGATCAATATCAAAGGGAATGAAGCTTGCGCCGATAACCTTTGATAGTTCGATCCCATAATTTTCTGAGGCAAAGAGAAAATCAAACTTAGTCACGCCTGTTTCATCTTCGATCATCTCACACCAGAAGTTCCAAAAGTCAGGATGATCTGGTGGATTTTGAGGAACGTCATCATTCTGATTTAAATGAAAAATGAGATTACAGGAATCATAATAATTCTGAAATTCATTCTTCAAGGCCAGATAACGAACCCAACCATCCATCGGCTCGAAACTACGAGAGTTGATGAGAACATGCAACGTGTAATCATATCCCTCGGTCTCAAAAAAATCAAGACCAAACTGAATCAATGCCTTATGACCGTTGGTCGGAGGAAGAGCCGTCATCACGATGATGCCACGTCGCATGTTTTTAATCCTTAATGATTTACAATTTCAAACTTCTGAACGGCGGCGGTAATCGAAGGAGTCTTCATCGACTTCCACCAGAGATATAGAGCCCAGATAGCATTAAGAATGAAGAAACCCATCTGGATGGAAAGAATCTTCAGGTCTTCATTCCAGTAGACAAACACCGAAATGATGTCAACGGCAATCCAGAGAATCCAATTTTCGATTTTCTTATTGTCCAGCATGAACTGAGCCAAAATTGAAAGAACAAGAATTGAAGTATCCCATGCGGCATTTGTGCCACCAAAATAATTATTCGCTTCCATACAGGCCAGACCGACGCCTGCTGTCAAAACGATATAAACCGGCCACCACTTGGCTTCGATAAAAGTTACCGGGCGAGTGTCGGCATCGGGCTTCCATCGAAACCAGCCATATAACAAAGTCGGAAACAAGTAGACCTGTAGAGCCATCGAAGACAGAAGATTCGATTGATAAAACAGAAGACAGAGAGCGGCGACGGAAATTGCTCCAATCGGATAATTCCACCGAGACTGAAAGACGCACAGGAATGTACACCAATAAGAAGTGAATACAGAAAATGCCTCCAGCGGATTTACGCTCGGAATCCATCCAAAGAAGAGAGCAGTCTCATAAGAGATTGCCGTAGCAATCAGACCACAGACGATAGAAATACCTTGATTTTTCCAAAACATTTAATATCCTTTCATTCGTTTCATTATTATACTTCTAAGACTATAGCCGAAAAAAGAGGGTTTGTAAACCCCCTTCCTCGACATCGTAAGAAAATCAGGCCGACTTGACGGCGACATTCACATTTTGAAAATTGTGGTAGACGACCTTGTTATCGAGCATCCCTGTCGTCCAAGCCTTCTGGCTTTCCCAGACGGTATAAAGAAATCCATCCTCGGAATTCAGGTTGATGGCGATGTCGCAAGCATCGATAAAATCCTTGAAGGTTCCTACCAATTCTTGGTTAGCGCCGCCAATCACGATATAATTCATTGCACAAATCTCCAATTTTTTTTTCGCAGCCACCCCGAATGGCCTAACTGCATGACAAGAACCTACTCCTTCAAAATGGTTCCGTCAAGATAACGTGAGCGGAAAAAAAGAAAAAGGCCGGGAAGAACTCCCGGCCTTATTAATGACTAATTATGAATTAGGCGCGGCGTTTACCGATCATGGACTGTACGACATTTTCGATGTTCATTTCCGACGACTTGATACCAGTATGAGCAGTCGTCTTGTCACCATTTTCCTCGACGCTCACGATAAACGATGTTATGTCGTCACGCAGTCGGTGCAGGAAGGTCACCAGCGCATCATCCTTATTGGAAGCCTCATGAACCGGCGCAGGCGCGGGAGGGGCAGGTGCCGAGGCGGCGGTTTTGATTCTGGGATACGGGCTCTCGGTGGGCTGAAAATAAGGATAGGACTCTTCCATGTAGGTCTTCCCATTTTCCTTCATGTTATATGCGAGGGCGTGGTACCAGACGGAGGGAACAATTCTCCTACCATTTCTATCATCAATTCTGGCATTATTGATGGCGGCGAAGGCCTCGGATCGTGTGTGGCCTTTCTTCAGATTTGACATAACCTTGGCAACCTGAGCAGAAATGGTTTCATTTGATTTGATATTCATGATGAAATACTCCATAAGTCACGCTGAGGAAGAGACTATCTCTTCGGCGTCTTGTGTATGCCAGCATGTATATAAGATGTCAAGAAATTTTTTGTAAAGATAAGATTTTTATTGACAGGAACCTTTTGGACACATCAGAGTTGACAAAAAAAAATCCCCGATTTCTCGGGGATTTTCAGAGACTTAGGCTTTGTTGGCCATGTCAACGGCTAGGCTGAAGGCCTTCAGCTTCTTATCCTTTACCTGTCCATACCACATATTCTCGACCCGCGCTTCGTCGGTTCGGCCCATCAGGTGATCCGTGACGTAAGTGACGGCATTGAGAGCCTGCCACCAAGTTCCCGGCCCGAATTCAACACCGGGCTGATAGGCCAGAGCCTTGACGGCCAGAGTAGCATTCGAAGAGGCTTCCTTCGGCTTACGCTTGGAATTTTCCTTGACGACCTGTACCGGGAAGACTTCGTTAAAATATTCCTTGACAGTCTCTTCAGAATACCGCTTGGAACCGAGGAAAGCCGCCGCCTCACCATATTGATCGAATTTCTCGTTGGCGATACCCATCGTCTGCTTCGCGGCGGTGGCGTCGAAGACCACCCGATGCGAAGATTTAAAGGCGTTGTCAGAAACACCGTTGAGGGCCATCGTCAGCGTGTTGTTGCAGACGACGCGGGTAGGGGTGAACCGAACGTCAATGGACTTACCATAACGATGTGTGTTGGTGAAAAGAAGGTAGCTCTCGACACGATCCCCACCGAAGAGGGTAAAGGACTTGTTAACCTTGGCCAGAGCCCATACATACTGACCCTCACGCAGGGAGCCAGCGGTTTCCATCGTCATGTCACCAGCATCCACAAATTCGCGGAAGAAGTCGAAGGCAACCTCGTTCTGTAAAGGCTCCCAATCGTCTCCCACCACATCCATCAGCTTGCCATCCGACATGCGACGCAGGGACTTGTTCTTCGTCACCGGACCATACTTGTCACCCATTTCACACTTTTCAACTTCCCAATCGCACTTCGCGGCGACGAGCATTTCATGAGCGGTGAGATTTCCGGCAACCTTGTAACCAAGGGAATGCCAAGGGGTTTCGCCTCCCCACTCTTTACCAACATAAGCCATCTCTTCTACCATATGTGCCATTTTAAAATCCTTGATCTGCGGTGAAGGCCAGTCCCTCATCCATGTCCAACTTATAAATGATTTCGTTTTCGCTGTCAATGATAATTTTGATAAATATTCAAAAAAGGGGAGAAAAATGTTTTCACAAGAGGTTTTCGCTGGTGCTGACTTCACATACACGTCAAACGTATCGCTTTCGAACAGCGCGACATGGACGGCGAATGCCTTCCTTACGACGCTAGACCTTCTGGACGTCTTTAACGGAAATTCAGAGATTGGACTTCTGACGGCAAATCTCGCCCCTATCGTCACCAACACCCCCAACGCCACCAATTATTCCCTGACGCTGAGTGCTTCCGGTAGCCTGACGGCGCAATGGATTGCCAACTCGGTCAATATCAATGAGCGGGTATTATATCTTTTCACAAAATTTACAAGTAATACGGGAGCCGTGCAGACTGGTAACACGGCTCTCCTTCGTGTCAAGGCGGCGGTTTTAAATTAAGCCGCCTTTCGGTAATCTTCTTCCTCTTCCTCGACATTGACCACAGGCGCGGAGAATCCCGGCTTGGGTGCCAATATGAAGCGATGGGATTCAAATCCCATATTTTTCACTTCCTTCAGACGATAAAATTCGGCTGCACCAATAAAATAATTGATAATCACTGTATATTGTGAGCCTGTCTTAAGATACATCTCCCTGCCGCGATTGTTGATACAAACAACCACGAACCCTATTTCATTTAACATTATATTCATCCACCCCATTGTTTGTGTATGTATCTGGTTTCAGTTCGTTATTATCACCTAGCACAAATCCTCCTATATGAAGATGAGAAGTTTGATTTGTGTCGGCGTCACCATATTCTGTCACGTCTCCCTGAATTAAAACATCTTGAGGATGCTTGGCGAAAGCCTTATTCAAATCATCGACCAACTTTTGATTAAATTGCGCGATGTAGAGAGTCGGATAATCTTCCATAATGAGAAGGTAAATACTCTTCTTATCAGGTGACATTTCAAAACTTATCACCCTAGGACTGTTTTCCTTCGTAAATATGTGATGATAGAAGGGAATGTTCATAATCGGTCGGGCCGTTCCCAGAAGATCATGAATTGTGTAATAAGAGAAACCCAAAAATAAACAGTATATAAGAGCAGCCAGACCCATAAGCTTCGGTCTCACCATCAAGGATGTAATCAAAAATAGTACAGCCGTCATACCAAAGAAGACAAATGAAATTACTGTCATTGATGAGCCATCCACTTATCGTTTGAATTAATAGAACTGTCTATGATTTTACCATCCTCACCGACCCTGAAATTAAACATCGTCTTCTCTTGATTTTCTGCCGTGAATGTATGCACCCCTCTCATAGTTTTAAAACGACCATCCGAGACGCTTGCACCCTTTAGTCTGATAATCATTGTCGCCTCGACCGTTCCATTCGGAAATTTCCCAAAGGCGGGACTTGATGCCTGTGTCTCATGGTTAGAGAAATAATAGATATTGAACGTGTATTCTCCGGGAATAATCTTGTTGGTGCATTCGATTTCCATATTTAAATGTTCAAGATTATTCTGGAAGCCGATAACGTCACGGTAAAGATCAAGTCCCCCGCCATGCATGTTGGAGAATCCGATAGGCTTTCCATCTTTGGGTGACTTACCCCAGATATCAAGATCGATATCACGATCATTCGGCCAATAAATTTCGGCACAAAGACTACCCAGCATCACACCATCATTATTATTTTCACTGTGTGGAACCATAGAAACCACCACGAAAAGCATAAAGACGAAGGCGGCGAAGGAAACCATCACGTCGGCCAGAACATAACCAAACAGCTTTTCCTCTAGCGACTCATTAAACTTCGCGCTTAGATCGGTCATTCACCATTCACCAAGAAGCTGTTGAACCTCGTCCATAGAAAGGCTACGAGGCCGATCAAGGTCGTATTGAACAAAGTCAACGCGCCTGAAATCATATTTTTCAAAACGAATTGAGGGTCCGACAAGTCCTGAAGTCCCATGATCATATGCACGAAACCGATCAGGGTGCCACAGAGGCCGATGAAAAGAAACTGTCCCAAGACATAATTCAGATATCTGTTGATCTTCTTCCCGCCATATCCATAGGTTTGATCGTTTTTGAAGGTGGCGAAAATTCGTAGAAAGATGCCTGTGACGAGTAGCAACGCCAGAACGTAGGAGATGTGGGTCACATCGTTTGTAAAGATGTAACCCACAAATCCATAAAAGTATCCAACAATGAAGAGAGCCATGATGAAGACATTAAAAAACACCAGACGAAATGTATTTGTGTACCGCAAAATAATCTCCTTAGTAGACCCACTTTAAGTTGCCATTGTCCCAGATAGAACGAGCCTTGTCAACGTTTGTTTGGCTTCCTGTATTCTTTTTTAGAATGTCAAGAAGGTGTTGTTTAACTTCCGTGATATTTATAGAAATTTTATCAAAGAAGGTAAAGGCGGTGGCCCGAACATAGGAATTAACCCAATCCTTACTTTCAAGGGCGAATTCTTTACGAGTCATATTCGTGGCGTTATAATGTTCAAGCACACCAAAAATGTTGTCGGCCTGTTCATTGAAGTTGCACCAGAATTCATATTCAAATTCTTCGAACTTCTCCCGATCAGGCTCAGTCAGAAGTACTCGGAAGTCGTCGGCCATTCCTTCCACCAGAATGGCGATGACATTCTTTTCACGCGCCAGTTCGTCCTTGGAGCGATGTAGCAGGCAATATTGATCGGCCTTGATCTTCACCATGGAGCCATCAGACCACCGCACCACGAAGCCCTCTAGGCCTTCCATAGGCTTTACAGCTTCAACTAGCTCCTGCATCGACGCGACGGTGCCGGGATATTGTTTGACGACATCAACATCAAAAGCAAGAGCAATATGATTCATTCTTGAATATTCAAGATAGTTTCCAGATACATTATGACGAATTCCGATCAGCACAAGACGATCTTCGGGGTGAGAAATAACAATTCTATTTTGATTTGAACACCATTCAAAGATGGGCGTCATACTCCATTCTGACATACACCAGTTGGCAAATTCTAGGTATTTTGGATTTTTCTCAACGAAAGCCTCGATCTGTGGCGTAAGAAACGTCACACCGGCCTTCGAACCCCACGTCATCTTCCCATAGGAAATCATCGTCGTCACCATCGATCCGTCCAGCTTCTCCAAGATTACATGCGGCTTGGAGAAATCAAGATTCTCGACTAGCGTTTCAGGACGTTCATTGACGTTAAAAAACTTATGAAGGCGTCGAGCCATAATCCGACCATCTTTATAAAAGATGATCCCACGACATTCCTTTTCGACAGCGTTATGGAAGGTGTCGGGAGTATTGACGATGTAATCGATGACGATGTAATCTTCCTTGTAATTAACGTGGAAGTTATCATTGCCTCGGATGTGGGGCAGCACGTCGTCAATGGTCTCGATAATTGGGAACATGTGATTTCCTTAGAATTTATAGAAACTGGTTCTTCTACCCTATACGGATTATCTTCCAAGTCAAGAGATTTATCATAATTTCCTGAAACAATATCATGTTCCATCTTTTCGATGTACAAATCCAGATCATCCAAGGGACGGAAGCGAGAGGCCCTGAAGGCACATTCTCTTTTAAAATCAGGATTATAGGTGCCGGTTATGCCATGCAACGAGACTCCGAATCCTTTTTTGGGATCATCAACGGGTGGAGTCCATATTTTACGGACTATATATCTTTTACCCTCTTCGGGAAGAGATGTATAAAATTGTGGACTTCCAATATTTTTATCATCGACACAGACCACCGTCTGGGCAACATCATAATCTAACATTTCAAACCCTTAAATAGAATTTCTAATTTGTTGGGCCAAAGCAGGATAGGACTTTGGATGCACCCCATCTCGACCGGGATATACCTGAACGGCCCGATCCCCATAAAGAGCAGCCACATGGCCTACCACCGAGGATGGACGACTATGGGCAGGCTTCACCCATATCGTGATCTGGCAATGGACGTTCCTACGGATGGCCTCCAGATTCTTCTCCAGATTTAAATTCAGAGGATCATTCGAACCGGCCGAGATGACGCAGGCATAATGTGGACCCGACGCCGCAGCCTCATGGATGATGAAGGAACTTGGCTTACCATAAACCGCATGGATTTCTTGACAATGGAGAGACCCACCGAGGCCCTCGCGTGTGGCAATACTATCACCGATGCTGACACAATCAAAATTAATCAATTTTATTCCTTTCAAGAAAATGGCGGGGAGTATGGGCTTCGATCCCATGATCACGCTTCGACAGAGCGTTGCTTTAGGCCAGACTAAGCTAAATCCCCATTGGTTGACGCGATAGGACTTGAACCTATTTGGTCTCAATTATCAGTTGAGTGCCTAACCATTCGGCCACACGTCATCATTAAAATTTGGCAGGAGCGGAGGGATTCGAACCCGTCTCGGCTATTACGCCACGGTTTTGGAGACCGTTCCGACTCTCCAACTTCGGAGCACCCCTAAAGAGTCTATTTACTAAAACAGTAAGGGGCCATAATAGGCCCCTTTTTTTAGAAAGTCAATAGGGTTGAAGCCCTAAGTTCTTTTCTTTTATGGGACGGAACAGGATGAGTACCAATAGCGATGATACGATCCACGTCGTGCTCATAAAATCCCTCGACACGGAAACCCACGGCTTCCAGATGAGCAGCCACAACTTCGATATGATCATATTGTTCCGGCATCTCACAGACCTGAAAATGAATCTTGTGAGCATCGAAGGATTTGTTCATCTTCTGGCCGATCACCATGGCCACATGCGCCGCCTGAACAGCCTGATAAATAGGATCATCGAAACGCTTATCAACGAAGATGTAGGAATAATTACGGCGCTTGTATTTGTCGAAACCATCCTCTCTTCCTGAAAGAATATTCAAAATTCGCAAGAAATTTTTGAATTCCTTGTATGCTTCTTCTGAACCGGAGAAGATCGTATCGACACTTTCTTGATCTTTCATTCCAAGAAGTCCATCACTCAGGGACATAGAAGCAATCCAGAGAGCCTTCTTCAGCCCTTGAAATGGATGGTTTCCATTAACCAACTTATTTTCGTTGGTAACTTCCGTAAATGCCCGACGCGCCTGACTCTGGAAGATTTCTTCCCGGTTAGTCTCGTTTGAAGTTTGAGCGAAGAAGGCCTTCAGGGCGATATGTTGAACGACGTTAACTGCCGTGGCCTTGTTGGCAATTTTTTGCCATGCTTGCGTATATGTTTTCATTTTTATTTCTCCTAATTTTAATTAATGTTAAAGTTTATTGTATTCCACGTATCCGTAGGAGGATCACGTATACTTACCTAGATTTCATACTTCTTCATTCTTATTTTCCTTTCTGGTGCTTGTGGAGGGACTCGAACCCACAACCTAGGGATTTAGAATCCCCCGCTCTGACCAAATTGAGCTACACAAGCATATTTATCAAAATGGTAGCCAGTGAGAATTTTGAAATCTCGACCTGATCCGTGTAAAGGAACTGCTCTACCTCTGAGCTAACCGGCTTCAACTTCTATTTATATATGAAATAATAAATATTGTCAACATAAATGGGAGGGGAAGATGAAATTAGTTGACGTAATATCCCAGATCAAATCTGGCGACATCATCACATGGGCCAACGAGACATCATGGATGGACAAATGGATTTCGTTCTGAACCCGTTCCCCTTACGATCACGTTGCGGTGGCGTATTGGACCAATAATACCCTCATGTTTGCACAGGCGGGAGCCACAGGCTGCGTCTATATGACTCCTGCCCTCACCGGAGCCATCACCGCCCACACAGGAACATGCTACTGGATTCCAAATAATCTCACATGGAATCCCGGTGCCGATTCTGTTTTAAATTCTGCCATCGGCATGAAATATTCTGTTCTGGCCGAAGTCGAAGTCGGGCTTGATATGACGCCCCCAACAAACGACTATATTTGTTCAATTTACGCGGCTAAGATTCTCAATCCTCTTGGACTTTATATTTCACCAAAGGGATGTACACCGAAGGTCGTCGTGGCGGCATGTCTCGCGAAGAATGGTGGAAAGATCACCGAAATAGAGTGAGGGTTCATACAGGCCGATTGTACCCACAACTGAAGCAACTATGAAGGTTCATGTATCTGCCCATTTTACCTACAACTTAGACTTTGGTCCCGACTTCTGGTTACGATCCAGACTCTCCTGATTTTCAGTCAGGCGCTTTCACCAGATTAGCTTAGTCGGAATGAATTTCGTATCCTATTTATCTTATACACCAAATTTTCGAACCTGTATACCCGTCGCCGCAAAAATTTCTTTCGCAATGATAAAATCCTCGGCATATCGCGGATTGTCGGTGATGTCATCAATAATCACTTCCCTGATCCCGGCCTGAGCGATGCTGCCAGCACATCGGGAACATGGATGGAATGGTGTCACGTAGATCGAGGCACCCTCACAGGCGATGCCATACTTCGCCGCGATGACGATGGCATTCTCTTCCCCATGGATCGTCCATGAGTATTTAAGAGGCCTCTGGTGCCTCTCTGACACGTCATCATCCACGCCGGAAGGAAATCCATTGTAGCCCGTCGATATGACCCGCTTGTCCTTTACAATGACAGCGCCGACCTTGCTGGACTGGTCCTTGGATTTCTTCGCCGCATGACGGGCGAATCCGATAAAATATTCATCCCAATTCATTTCTTAAGCGCCTCACTAGCGATAAGTTTAAGAGTTTCTACAGAATTTACCCATTCGATGGCGACAGGCATATGTATCATATATTCTGGATCGAGTTCTGTCGTTCTATGAAGGACTCGCCAAGGATCAATCACGTCTAGGAGACCCTCTTCAAGCTTGGCGATTCGATTTAACATTGCTGTTTTAGTCATCAATTTTTTCCAGTTCATAAAGATGAACGATAATTGGACCCTTTTCTTCGGAAGTCCAGTCTACAATTGCCCAATTAACATTTTCTAGACGACGAAGATACCCCTCTTGGATTCTTCCTCTCAGTCGCACCTTATCATCAAGGACGGGATTGACGTTCTTCTTTTTCTTCATTGACTTTCTTTAAAATGGTGGGTCACCTAGGTAATGCTCCTAGCCACGCGCAAAGGCTTCTGTTTTACAGACAGATCAGTGTCTTTAACTGAGTAGTAACCCATTTGATCTATTTATTTTTTATCACCAAAAAAGTGAAGGTTCCTTACACACGAAGTACACCTACAACCCAAGAAATGGTGGAGCGGGAGAGAATCGAACTCTCAAGTATGCCTTGCAAAGGCATCAGTTTCCCGTTAGCTTACCGCCCCGTTCTATTTATTGAAACTTGGAAGTGTCCAGATTATGAAGCTTTCCAAAAGCAATCAGACGATCAACTTTCAGACCATTTTCATTCCAACTATTTCTGTCATCATGAAAAAGCTGAAAACTCCTAAGAAACTTGGCGTATCGGTTGATATACCAAGGAAGTTTAAAACAATTTCTAACCAAGCCATCAACAGTAAGCATTTCAAATTTTGTTCTATAAATCTCGTCGGGAATTAGACAGCCGACAGCACACATGGTTCCATTATTACCACGGTATCGACAAACCATTTCTACATTATCGTATGATCGAACTCCCTGCTTGATGAGGAAGGCACCCACGTAGTCAAAAATCGCCTGTTTGCTCTTGAAATTCATCTCATTTACCCCTTACTTTCATCTCTAAATTATCAAGGTATTTCGCCAACAAGATTGACAGACTTCTGTCTACCACACACCAGTCGATAAAGATAGCCATCTGTTCGAATAAATTTCGAAGTAAGTATGGAATTAATATGACCAATCCTATGGTGACGACACAAAATATATACCAATAATACAAAAACCAACGTTTCATTTTTCATCCTTTAAAAACGGCGCTTCCGAACGATTTTCACATTATCTCTGGCACTATGACAGTATTTTAAAAGTTAAACTACAGAATATGTACGGGGTATTGGATTCGAACCAATGTGCTGAAGTTTCCAAAACTTCCGGGAACGACCTGACTTCCCCAACCCCATGTTAATGGTTGCGCCAGAGGGATTTGAACCCTCGATCTTCGGCGTATGAGACCAACGACTTAACCAGACTCGTCCACAGCGCAACAATATTTATTATATTTATTACAGAGTCTTTGCTTCCTGAAAGAAATCATCCATACATTTCTCTAAATTTTTGGAAACCATTTCGAAAATATTCTCAAAGACTTCTTCATGAAGACTTCCTCGTAACGATTGAGAAGGAAATTCACGGTGCTTTCCGTCCCGGCGTTGATGTAGTAACGCTTCTTCATAAGCATGTGAGTGAAATCATTATCTGGAAGAATCAGACAATATCCCTTGCCCTCATTATAATCCACTCCAATCCAGTTTTCAAGCTTCAAAAACTCGTTGATGACAGAAATTCTACCCATCACACGCGTGATGATCATGCTGTTATTGCTCATAACCCAATTCCTTTATGTCATCCCCAAATTCGTTCTTGCCGAGAATCCTATACTTCTTTTTGTATTTTGTCAATGACCATGGATATCTTTCTTTTTCGACATTTCTAAAAACAATCGGCTGATACCAAGGACCGGGAGAATTTTTATATTCCTCATCGGTCAGACGAGGAAAATTTCTGATATAACATGCCTCTAGCATATCACACGATCCACCATGAGTTGTAAATTCGTACGTGGAGCAGCCTAGAATCTTTGCCGCCGACTTCATGCTCTTGGCGATAGCGGCGTGATGCTGGTTTCCGTCATGAGTCCAATAAAATTTTAAGGTCATTTGGAAATCCTTTCATTCAGTTGCAATTCCATAATATCATAAATTATCGGTTCGACCTTTGCCGGATATGGAACAGCATCACGATGTTCAATCCAATACAAATATTCTGTGTTGAATTTATCAATATCATTCATATTTATATTTTGTAAAGACTTCACAATCTGCGCGGCGACATCCCGATCAATAAAGGCAACCTCGCAAGTATATGGCTTCATCTCTGAAAAATAATCACTGACCGTGGCGGTGATGACGTAGATGGTTTTCAATTTAGAACTCCCAATTGCCACAATGCCTCAAGGGACTGAGCGGCAGACTTATGAACGATATAGATTCCACCAGCCCTTTCCCAAAGGTGTTTGTAAACAGTTCTATCATCCACCAGAACGTCACCCGGCAGAAGATATTCAGACTTACGCTTTGCCTGACATGGGATAACAATCTGGGACTTGCCGAAGTGTTTCAGTCCCCAATCGATCTTCTGACTTCGATGAGCCTCCACGGCCTTCGGTACACCTGTCAGGATGATGGGTCGATACTTCTTGACGACATCATACAAATCCATGGCGTCTTCCATCAGTGGCAAGTCGGAAAAGAAGGTTGGATTGGAGTTGATCCGTTTCCAGAATTCATCCGATCCGCGTGTCTTTTCAAAAACCTCCGGGGATAGACCATCCATCAGGGGAATAGCCGCCTTGTCAAAGTCGGCCAGAACCCCATCCATATCCAAGAAAATTCTATTAAAACGATGATCAAACAATTTTTGTCCATTCCACTTTTGAACCTTCCACACTTTGATAGTCGGAGACGATTTTACAAATCGAGGCGCGACTAGCAATCGGCGTATCTTTAATAAACTCCAACGCCTCGGCCTCGGTGTTGAAGGTCTTTGGTTGGCCGAAGGCGATGACAAACCTTTCTTCACCCTCAAGCTTAAATCTATGGCCGTAATAGAATTGTTCACATTTATGATGATCATCATAAACAAGAACGGAACCTATTTCCGATCTTATTATATAGTATTTCTTACCGACTGTAAGTGGAAGTGTATTATTATCGTTGTCGATACAAACGACTTTATCACCAGCATTAAACATTTACTTCCTCCCAAACCGGAACCGGAACATTCTTCTTCAAAACCTTGACCCTCTTATAGATGGTGGCGTAGTCAACATTCCGATGACCATTCTTGATAAATTCCTCCGCTGCCTCAATTGAGGGAAAAGTAAGAATGTTACCATAACTATAATTAACATAGAATTCTTCCTTCACTTCCTCAGTCTTAAAATCAATCATTGTATTGTTCCTTTCCACTTCCTTCACTTCCTCATGAAGTTTAAATCTATCGGAGAAATATCCGGCAATTTGCAGTTCTTCATTCAACAGATGAAGAATGATGTCATCGGAGTTAAATACCGTCGATTTGAGAACCTTATATTTCTTACCAAGTTCAAGTGAAGAACAACAATCAACGTTGATACATTTAACTATATCACCAGCCTTAAAATTAATCATTATATTGTTCCTTTCATGTAAATACCAACGTAAAATTCGACGCCAGACGCATTATCATAATGTACATGGAGAAAGTGTTGACCCTCGTCGCAATCTATATAGAGTGAGCCGTCATATCCCCAATTCTTCAGCTTCATGTCATCAATCTTGACCACCTTTTCAGACCATGGCCTCATGCAATCGAAATCATGATCGACAATGACGACAGACCCCTCCACAACTTCCGAAACCAAGGCATAGGGACGACCATACGTATCTACAGCACTATCAGCCATGATAAATTCTCCTTCATTTGAAATTCAAAATACCATTCTAAAACACCCCTGTCAAGCGAAATAAATATATAAAAGAGGAATTCCATGACCGTCCTATCCGAAAATCCTATCTCACTGAATTTACAATCAGAACTGAATTTCAAGTTCGTGCTCAGACGAGCCCCCGCGACGGAATATTGGTGTCAGACTTTCAAGGTGCCGAACATCACCCTGCCACCTTCTAGGGTGCCTAGCCCGTCCCTGAGAGTGCCTATGCAGGGTGATCACCTAGTGTTTGAAGACCTTACGCTGACATTCAAGATCGATGACCAATTTCAGAACTGGCTCGAAATGCACAACTGGATGACGGGAATCGGCAATCCCAACAACACCGGAAATAATTACACCCAGCTAGAATCCAACCCAAATTACCTTGGTTATGGTCTTTATTCGGACCTACAACTATTCGTCATGGATTCACAACATCAGGCAACACTTGTTTTCAACTTTGAAAGATGTTCTCCTATCTTTTTATCGGGTCCACAGTTCGTGACCAAGGATGGAACAGTGAATTATATGGATTCAACTGTTAACTTTTCTTACTTGAAGTATCATATTTCTCTTCCTTAATCCTAGATTTGTGATATAATATCTGATCATTATAAGGAGAAACTATGACATTAGATGAAATACTGGATCATTGGGATTCGGATGTCGGCACCAATGAGTTGGCGCTGGACGAGGACTCACTTAAAATCCCCAAGCTTCATGCAAAATATCTACGTTTCTACGCCAAGGAAAATCTTCAGCTTGCAATGGAGCAGGCCGAATATAAGACCTACCGGCAGGCGAAGAATGACTTCTTGGTATATGGCGTCGATTCCGCCGAGGAAGCCAAGCTATGGACCCTACCGCCCAAGGGAAAGATTCTAAAGAGTGAAATTGAAGGTTTCCTCGACGCCGATCCTGACATCATTAAGAAGTCCTTGCGGGTATCTTATCAGCGGGAGAAGGTTAATACCTTAAAATCCATCATCGACATGATAAATAACAGGAGTTATCAGATCAACTCGGCAATTTCGTTCAAACGTTGGGCTTCGGGAAATTGATAACAATTAGAAAAGTCAATGAAGTCTACTGCCAAATTCTGGCCGAGACTTCTATCAGAAGAGAAATTAATGAAAGGTTTCGTTACCGTC